AGATCGTTTGATGAAAGTTCAAGGGATGTACCAGTTGCAGCACCAATAATTGGTGTTACAAGTGTTGGGGTATCAGCAAAAACAAGTGCTCCAGTACCAGTTTCATCAGAGATGATACCAGCAAGTTCTGATGAACTTGTTGCTGCAAGTACGTTTAACTTATCTGTTGTTACAACAAGAGTCTTTGATGATGGAATCGTTGTACTGTTAATAGATGTAGCAGTAGCAACGCCAAGATCTGGAGTTGTAAGAGTTGGGCTTGTCAATGTCTTATTTGTAAGTGTTTGAGTATTTGTTGTTCCTACTACCGCTCCAGTTGCACCGTGTGCTTCTGTTGCGCTTGTATGATTTGAAAGATTTCCTGCTACAGTTGATGCTGAACCATATGCATCATAAGTATTTTCTGTTACAGATACTGCACCTGTTGTATTATTATAGGAAAGACCAGTTCCAACATTGTTTCCAATGGCATCTTGTGCTCTTTCGTCTGTAAAGTAAAGGTTTGTACCTTCTGAAAGGTCAGTTGTTGTAGAACCTGCTACACCGTTTTCTGCAGTGATAGTAAGTCCTGATCCTGTTCCTGTAATTGTAATGTTTGTAAGATTTGCACCAGTCAAAAGATCTGCTGCTGAAGACTTAGCACGAACATCTGTAAAGTATTGTGCCGCTCCTTCTTCAATGTCGTCTGTGTCAAGAGCATTAATTGCATTTGTAGCAAAAGATTCAGCATTAGTCTGTGCTGTTGAAGCAGAACCTGCTGCATCATAGTTAACTGCAAGCCCATCTGCATAGTTTTCAGCATTTTCTTGTGCTGTCTCTGCTGAGCCTGCTGGATCGTAGTATCCGATATTTGCTGTTTGTGATGCTGAACCAAAATCAGAGATATCTGCTGCTACAAGACCAGTTACAGAAATTGTTGCTCCTGTAATGTCAATGTTATCGCCTGCAGTTAATGTATCTTGCTTTCCTGCTGCAATATCTTGAAGATCACCAATAACATCTGGATTATCATCAAGTGCTGCTGCCAACTCATTAAGAGTATTTAGAAGATCGGGTGCTCCACCTACAAGTGCTGCTACTGCTGCGTCTGCGTATGCAGTTGTTGCAATCTGAGTGCTGTTTGTTCCTGCAGTTGCTGTAGGAGCAGTAGGTGTTCCAGCCAAGTCAAGAGATGTAGCAAGTTTACCTGATGTAACTGCTGCATCAGCAATCTTTGCAGTTGTTACTGCAAGACCACCAATTTCATTAGTTCCAACTGAGTCATCGGCCATCATTGATTGTGAAATTGTGTTTGCAGGCAGTGTTACTGTTCCTGTAAATGTTGGTGAATTAAGATTCGCCTTAAGGTCTAATGCTGTCTGTGTAGCGGTTGAAACTGGCTTATTGGCATCTGAAGTATTATCAACATTTGCAAGTCCTACATCTGACTTTGTAATTCCAGTAGGTGTATTAATTACTGGAGAAGTTAAAGTCTTGTTAGTTAGTGTTTGTGTGTTGGTTGTTCCAACTACCGCACCTGTTGCGCCATGGGCTTCTGTAAGGTTTGCGTGTGTTGTTACATATCCTGAAGCAGTTGATTCTGCTGCAGACTGGGCTGATGCTGCTGCACCTGATGCATCAAATACACCTGATTTAATATTTAGTTCGCCAGAAACAACTTCCATCTGTGTTGATTCAACAGATGTGATTAGTGTTTCTCCACCAATAAGATCAATGATGTAGTTATCTGATGCTTCATTCTTCGTAAGAATGTCATTGCCTGCTACTGTTGCTGTTGATCCTTCAACAATCAGTCCTTGCTTAATCTTAAAATCTTTATTTACTGTTGCCATTTTTATATCTCCTTAGTTATGCCTTAAGTCCTATACGTGCGTAACGTACAGTGACTGGCCTTATCGCAGGATCTGGAGTGACTGTAATAGCCACGGTATTTCCAGTGCGAGAGACATTAATGGTGCCAATATTCCCATTCGTGTCGATTGTTCCATATTCGCTAACAGATACATCTGTACCGTCAACGAGAATTGTTAATTCAGTTGCGTAGAACTTGTTGTCCCCTGCTGAAGTTTTTGCTATTGAAATAATATACTTCACCATACGCCAAACTGTTGCATCAAAGTCATCAATAACAGTTGCGGTCTCAAGACCATTGATTGTAGTTTCATTGTTACCTGCTGAACCCAGATCTGTTGCTTGAGCAGTTGCAGTATCAATTAAATCAACATAGTCTGCTTGAGTAGGTCTGTCACCTGTTTGAAACAGATTCTTTACATTTGCGATTGATATCTTAGCCATGCTGTAATTATAACACCCCTTTTAATAATCTTATTAGAGAATATAGTTGCTATAGCCAATTACTTGAAGCGGAATTGCTGGGGTATTTCCCAAACCAATAGCCTGTATTTGTATTGCACTAAACTTAACCCTAAACGGTAAAACCTCTGTTATAACTGTTTTTCTTGTAAAGTCTTCTATTTGAACTTCTGGATAATCTATTGGAAAGATTCTCTCTGTTTTATTTTTTAGATTGTCAAGGATTACTGCTGTTGCCATTAATCTGTTACATCTTCAAGGATCTTCATGCTACCCTGAGCAACTGTCCAGACTCTTGTAGGATCGCTAACTTGAATATCAAAGATGTCTCCTGTCTGCAAAACATTAGATTCTTCTGCTGTAAGCCAAACTGTAAATTCTCCAACCAGGTCATCCTCATCTGCAACTGGGTAAAGTGCCATGATTGTTGTTGCGTTGTCTGTAATAATTCCAGGGGTTGAGGTAGGTCTTTTAATCTTCATGGCAATATCCCAGTCAGATCCCGCACCTTTTAGAATCAAAGGCTGCTTGGCATCGTCTGTTACATAAACCTTAAATCCAGAAGTATCTCCACGAACTACAGTCCAAATAACTGTAGGAGGTTTATTGCCTATATCATATGATGTTTGAGATCCTCTAAGAGTTGCCATAATATTATTATATCACGACAAACCGTCTCTGAGTGCTCCCCAGGTACCGTTTCCTTTTGCTTCTACTATTACAATTCCATTTGTATTATTTGCATATGCACAAATTCCGACTGCTGCTGATCCTGTGCTTGGTCTAACATTTGTTAAACCTCCAGATTCTCCAACATACAAAACCTGTCCTGCAACAAAACTTGAAGTATTTAAACCTTCCATAACTCCAGCAACAACTACTACTCCATCAAATCCGTTTGCTGTAGTGTTTTTTAATAATCCTAATATTGGAGACGATGTAGATGGAAGGGCTTTTGCTATTGTGGTTTTTGCTGAATAGCCTGTTGCATATACTGGCACTCCAGCACTTATTGAAGCCCCGCTATTATTTTTTACATTAATCTGAAAATATGATACGCCATATGCTGGTAGAATTGCATCAAGAGATTCTGCTAATTTCTTGAAATCTCCGTGTACATTTACTGGTGATGTTTCCAGGGGATATTTAACTCCCGTTGCAGAAAAGTCATATGTAGTCATAATAAAATAATTATACACCCAAATTTGACTTTTAGCCGAAAATCATGTTATACTTGTCAGTAGACACCTATCAGGGTGTTATTGTTTTCTAAGGAGGAAACTATGATTAAATTTATCGAAAGAAACAAAGAGATCATTAGCACACTCAGTATCGTGGCACTTATCAGTGTATTTTCTAATGCTGCTAATGCTGCTCCAGAAATAAGTACGAAAAATAACCTTAGCCTGAAACAGGCTCAAACAGTAGAAATCGCCTCGAAAGAGGTTTTTTTGGTTTCTAAGGCTAAAAAGTTGGAGAGTTTTGAAAATAAGGTTTCTCTGACTGATTTAGAACTAAAGGAACTTCTGTCCTTAGTAGGCTTCAAGGGTAAAGACCTTGTAGTCGCTTGGGCAGTTGCTAAAAAGGAGTCTAATGGGCGACCACTGGCTTTTAATGGTAATCATAAGACTGGTGACTCGTCTTATGGAATGTTCCAAATTAATATGATTGATTCCCTTGGTCCTGATCGTAGAACAAAATTTGATCTTGACTCTAACGCTGACCTTTTCAATCCCGTCAAGAATGCAGAGATTGCATACTATATGAGTAACGGTGGAGACGACTGGTCTTCATGGAAGGGCATCACTCCAAGGACTAAAACTTGGATGGCTAAATTTCCTAAATAATATATAAAATTAGGACCCCTCTTAGGAGGGGTTCTTTTTTGTTTCCTGAAGTATCCAGTTATAAGTTTTTTTAATTCCATCTTTAAGAGACATAGAATAATCCCATCCTAACTTTTCTCTGACCAGGTCGTTATTAGAATTTCTGCCTCTAACTCCTAAAGGTCCAGGAATGTGCATCTTGCTTAAAACCTTGCCCTCAATACTGCAAGCAATGTCTACTAACTGATTAATAGTAACCATTTCCTCAGACCCAATATTAACAGGTCCAGAAAAGTCGGATTTCATAAGCCTTCTTGTTGCCTCTATGCATTCATCTATATATAGGAATGATCGGGTTTGTTCTCCATCCCCCCAAATTTCTATAAAGCCATCTGCTTGTATAACTTTTCGACACATTGCAGCAGGAGCCTTTTCTTTTCCACCATCCCAAGTTCCTTCTGGTCCATAAATATTATGATATCTGGCAATGGCTACTGGGATCTTGTTGTTTCTATTAAACGCTAAAAACATTCTTTCACTAAATAGTTTTTCCCAGCCATACTCGCTGTCAGGATCTGCAGGGTATGCATCAGACTCCTTAAGTCCAGGATTACTAACATCTAACTGCTTGTAATCAGGATACATACAAGCAGAACTTGAATAGAATATCTTGGTTTTGTTAATATCATATTTTGCGTTTAGTCTTGATTGAGCCCTAAGTAAATTAAGGTTTATAAGTGCAGAGTTTTCCATAATCTGAGAATCATTTTCTCCAGTAAAAATATATCCAGCACCACCCATGTCTGCTGCAAACTGATATATTTCATCAAATGTTGTTATTAATTTGTATGGTATTTCTGAATAAAAATTACCAAAATGCCCCTTAAACTGAATTGCTTTTTCAACATTTTCATAGACAGATAGATCTCTTTCAATAAACTCATCTGCCTGAGTTTCAGAAAAATCTGGATGTTTTAAATCAACGCCTCTGACCCAGTATCCTTCTGACTTTAAACGCTTT